ACAACCACTCATCAAGAGTAGCAGCTTCCCAGATGGGATAGAAGTGTAGTCCAATAGCATTGGAAGATGGAACGACAGCACCAGAAATGATGTTGTTACCATACATGAAAGAACCAGCAACTGGTTCTCTGATTCCGTCAATATCGACGGGAGGTGCAGCAATAAATGCTACGATGAAACAGGTTGCAGCAGCAAGCAAGCATGGGATCATAAGAACACCAAACCAACCAACATAGATTCTGTTGTTTGTTGAT